AAACAACGCCGTGACGCAGTTAAAAACTGTAGTACCTGTGTTGATTGCCAATCACTTATTGAAATACAACAACAGCACTATAGGCGCTAGCATGGATTTTATATTGGAATGGTGGAAAGCATTTTTAACCGTAGGTATTGCCATTATTGGGGCAAGCGCATTGGCATGGCTACGCAGTACTTTTGTAACTAAAAAGGTGCATGAGGTATTAGAAAGCCGTTTAAGTGCGGTAGAAAAAACAGTAGAAGACCTACCCAACGCCGACGACCTACACGAACTTGATAAACGCCTAATAGAAGTGAGCGGCAAAATAGACGGGCTAAACCCACAGCTCACCGACCTAAAACGCTTAACCGATCTACTAATGGAAAACGAACTCAGAGGCACGCGAAATGGCGATAGTTAACGACAAGTGCCAATGCGGTGCAAAAATCACCGTACTTACAGGCACAGATAAAACCGAGGCTTGTTATAAAAATATACACGCTCAGGTTGTTACCACCAAAGATTTTAATAAAGGCATAACCGATTACACGCTGTATCGCTGCATGAAATGCGGCGAACCAGTAGAAGAAGCCGTGCCAGCCCTTAAGCCCCACCCATAGGAAAAACCACCATGGCAATGTTACAAGTTCAAGCCGAGCACCAACGAATTAGCATACTTATAACTCTAAAAGAATCCGCCGATTTTGGCGCTAATACCAGTATGCTAGCTGATGTGCTACAGCGCTATGCACTGGGTTGCAGTCGCGATCAGCTTAAAACCTTACTCAATTGGTTAGAGCAAAACGGCTATATAACACTTGATAAACTCACAGAAAACACATGGGTAGCCCGTATTACGCAATCAGGCATCGACGTCGCTGAGGGCATTAGTGTTGTGCCTGGCATCAAACGCCCTGGGCCACGAGGTTAACTATGAGCGAGTCAATCCGCAGAGGCCAACCCAGCAAAGTTGATTTACTGCCCGAAGACATTAAAAAGCAGCTCGACTCAATGCTACGCGACAAACGCTTTAGCCAGGGCGAAATACTCGACGCAGTTAACAGCCTTATTATTGAGTCAGGCTTAGACGAAGGCGCAACCATTAGCCGCAGCGGCTTAAGCCGCCATGCGCAAAAAACCGAAGCCATAGGCCAAAAGCTACGTGACCTGCGCGAGTCAACCAAAGCACTCACCGCAGAGCTTGGCGAAAAGCCCACAGGCGACACCACCAAGCTTATTTTAGAAATGGGCCGTTCTCAGTTGTTCCGCGCTATGCAGCAACAAATGATGAACCCCGACGACGACGCAGCGGTAGACATCGACACCATAAAAGACGCCATGCTAGCAGCTCAGCGACTAGAGCAAACCGCTATGGCCGCCCACAAACGCCAGCAAGAAATCGAAAAAGCCTATGCGCAAAAGCTCGCCAAAGACCTAGACCAAAAGGTTAAAAACGAAAACTTACCGCAAACCGCAGACGACATGCTGGCATTTTTCAAACGCGACATATTAGGGCTTAAGCATGACTAGCACCGCGCAAAGCGTTACCCAAACCAACGAGCTACCGCTTAGTAAAGTATCAGGTTCGTTAGCGGTTGCCATGGGCACCGACATACTTTTTGGCTATCAAAAAGCATGGATGGAAGACAAAGCAATAGTAAAAATTGCAGAAAAGTCGCGCCGTACTGGGTTAACCTTTGCCGAAGCACTAGACGACGTACTAAGCGCAGCGGCAGCCGCCAACGGTCAAAACACCTATTACCTTGGCTCAGATAAAGAAATGGCCAAGGAGTTTATAGACGCCTGTGCATTTTGGGCGCAAAAGCTCAACATGGTAATGGGCGAAGTGGAAGAGGGCATATTTGAAGAAAAAGACCCAGACGGCACAAAGCGATCAATCAACACCTTTGAAATTAAGTTTCCTAGCACCGGTAAAAAAATAGTTGCGCTAAGCTCTAACCCGCGTAACTTGCGTGGCCGCCAAGGCAACGTAGTAATAGACGAAGCCGCATTCCACGACAAGCTAGACGAAGTACTAAAAGCTGCCATGGCCCTTACCATGTGGGGTGGGCGAGTACGTATTATTTCGACCCATAACGGCGTAGATAACCTATTTAACACCCTAATAACCCAAGCTAGGCGCGGCACTAAAAAGTATTCCGTGCATCATATCCCTATTGATAAAGCGCTAAAGCACGGTCTATATAAACGTATTTGTTTGGTCAGTGGGCAAACCTGGACGCAAGAAAAAGAAGACGCCTGGCTCGCTAATCAAGTTGATTTTTACCCCACAGCAGATGCCGCAAACGAAGAGCTATACTGCGTACCAAGCCAAGGCGCAGGGCAATACCTAAGCCGCCGATTGCGTGAACGTGCCCTAAGCGACGACTGCAAAGTACTACGCTACGAAGCCCCCACCGACTTTGAAAGTTGGACAGAAGATCAGCGCGTAAAAGATGTTAGTACGTGGTGCGAGCAAAATGTTGACGATTTAATAAGTAGGTTAAATCCTGATCTAACTCACGCTTTTGGTGAAGATTTTGCCCGCAAAGGCGATTTAACCGTATTCAGTATTGGTGAAATAAACCAAGACACCAGCCTAACCGTGCCGTTTATGGTAGAGCTACGCAACGTTACTTACGAGCAGCAAAAGCAAATCATGCTGTATATTTGTGACCGTTTACCAAAACTACGCGGCCTAGCGTTTGACGCCACAGGTAACGGTGGTTACTTAGCCGAAGCCGCAAGCCTAAAATACGGCACCGAGCTAGTAGATAGCGTGCATTTATCACAAGCCTGGTATCGCGAATGGATGCCAAAACTAAAAGACTACTTTGAAACCGACAACATAACGCTACCTAAAGACCAAGACGTACTAGACGACCTAGGCCAAATTAAACTTAAAAACGGTATTGCACAGGTCGATAAAGGTAAAAACACCGGCACCGATGGCAACAAACGCCACGGCGATAGCGCCGTATCAATTGCCATGCTAATACGTGCAGCCGAAATGGACGGCAGCGCCATAGAGTTTACGCCACTGCCCAGTAAAGCCCAGCAAAGTGCTAACAGCTTGCGCCCCGACCATAGCGACGATTTTGCAAGTGATCGTAAAGCCGCATGGTAGCGCGGCGCTTTAGGGTGTTTTATCAAGAGATATTCACCGCACAAGTACAGCAATTAGACATAACCACAGCCAATTTAGCCAAGGCCCACCAACACACAAAAACGCTAGACGTATACGTGCTAAGCGTTAAGCCCATCATAAGAGTAACCGCATGAACCAAATAGTAGACATTAACGGCAACCCGCTAAATTCAACCGACTTTAAGCAAGTGCAAACCGAGCAAGACAGCCGCATTGGTATGTTAATGCGCCAGTACGCCGAGCACCCAAGCGAAGCACTTACCCCAGCAAAATTGTCGCAGCTATTAAAAGATGCAGAAGCCGGAGACTTATCGGCCATGGCCGACCTAGCAAAAGACATGGAAGACAAAGACGGCCACCTATTTAGCGAACTTACCAAACGCCGCAGAGGCTGGTTAAAATACGATTGGTCTGTAGAACCGCCGCGCAACGCCACCCCACAAGAAGAAAAAGACGCCGCAGTAATACAAGAAGTATTAGAAGATGCCACTTGGTTAGACGACCTACTATTTGATTGCAGCGACGCCATACTAAAATCGTTTTCATGTAACGAGCTTAATTGGGCATTTGATAACGGCGAGCATATTATTACCGGTTACGAATTTCGCGACCAAAACCTATTTAAAACCCACCCAGATAACCGTAATCAGCTTATGCTACGCGACAACAGCTACACAGGCCAAGCACTCAACCCGTTTGGTTGGTGTGCCCATGTTCACCGAAGTAAATCGGGTTATATACACCGCACCGGCTTAACGTCAACCGTGGCCTGGCCGTACTTATTTAAAAACTATTCAATACGCGACCTAGCCGAATTTTTAGAAATTTATGGCCTACCGCTACGCCTGGGTAAATACCCCAACGGTGCCAGCGAAGACGAAAAAGCCACCCTGTTACGTGCCGTGCTTAGTATCGGCCATAACGCAGGCGGTATAATCCCCAAGGGAATGGAAATCGACTTTCAAAATGCCGCCAACGGTCAAGCAGACCCATTTGAAGCCATGATCAAATGGTGTGAAACCACCCAAAGTAAAGTCGTATTAGGCGCAACGCTCACCAGTCAAGCCGACGGCAAAACCAGCACCAACGCGCTGGGCAGTGTACATATGGATGTACTAAACGACATAACCGAAAGCGATTTAAAACAAGTAGCCAACACCATAACGCGCGATATTATTTACCCAATGCACGCGCTTAACTCTAAAAGCTACTCAGGCGCACGCCGTATACCGCGCTTTAAATTCGACACCAGCGAAGCCGACGACATAGCCGTACTAGCCCCCGCGCTTAAAATACTTACCGAAGCTAACTACCCAGTACCGGTTAGTTGGGTAAGCGAAAAAACACAAATACCGCTACCAGAAAAGGGCGAAGCCATTTTAAGCATTGCACCACTTACCGCGCCAACCGAACAAAGCGCCGCACTTAAAGGCTTTGCAGCACTTAAAACCGAACCACAAAAAGACAACGCCGACCTAGTGGCCGAGCAGCTGGCCGCACAAGCACAAACCCACTTAAACAGCATGAGCGATGCCGTAACCGAGCTGGTTAAAAGCGCCAGCAGCCTAGAGGAAATACGCGACGGCATACTAGCCCTAGAGCCACAAATAAGAACAGAGGGCTTTAGCGAGCTAATGGCAAAGGCCATGGCAGCCAGCGAATTACTAGGCGCACTAGAAGTGGATGAGGGGCGTTAAATGGCTGTTAGATACGGCTCACTGCCGTTTGACGATGGTATAAAGTTTTTTAGGCAAAAGCTAAACACACTCAGCACCAGCTGGGATGATGTATGGCAAAATGCCCATAACCGCGCATTTATGGTAGCAGGTGTAACCAAGGCCGACATGCTTAACGACTTTTACACCGTCGTAGATAAAGCCATAAGCGAGGGTAAAAGCCTGGGCTGGTTTCAAAACGAATTTAATAACATCAAATCGCGTTACGGTTGGGATCATAACGGGGAACCTGCATGGCGCAGCCAGTTAATATACGAAACCAATATACGCCAAGCCTACAACGCAGGGCGAGAGGGACAAATACAAGCACTTAAAGCCAGCCGCCCTTATGCACTCTACAAACATGGCGATAGCGAAACCCCACGCGTACTGCACTTAAAATGGAATAACTTAGTGTTGCCGGTTGATGATCCATGGTGGGACACCCACAGCCCACAAAATGGCTGGGGCTGTAAATGTAAAAAGTTTAGCCTAAGCGAACGTGAGCTTAAACGCCGTGGCCTAACCGTAGGCACCGCGCCAGATGAGGGTAACTACACCTGGACCAACAAAAAAACAGGCGAAGAGTTTGAGCTACCACGCGGTATTAATCCGGGCTTTGACTACACCCCCAAAAATACCGCCCAGTTAACAAGCCAGGCTAAAAAGCAAGTGGCCGACAAACCACCGCTTACAAAGCGCGTAGCAGACTACCAAGCAAGCCGAATTGTGCCATCGGCTTACAGCACCGCTAAAAACGTTACAGCGCTAAAGCTCGACCCATTACTAGCCCAGCTCGATAGCGAAGTACTTAACGGCTTAAACAGCTTTTTAACCGCCAAGCAAACTAAAACCCTGTTTGTAAAAAGTAACGAAATGAGCGCAGGCTCTAAAGCAAATGCCGCCATACGCAGCGACGTAGGCGAGTACTTAGGCGTAGACGACTTTTACGCCCGTATGCAATACGCCACCCGAAGCCCTAAACGGGTAGGCGGGTTTACCTCAGTGGGGTTTGAGCACGTAGTTGTAAAAGTAAAAGCCAGCCAAAACCTAGCCAAAGTAGACATGCAAGCCGTGCAAGACACCGCAGCGCTTACCGTAAGGCTCGCCGCTAACAACGCAGGTAAGTACAGCTTTAAGCACAATGGGCAAACCTTAAAACGCGATCACACAATATCAGATAAACTTAACGCACTGGATAAAAACGAAGCCCACGCAGTAGTAGCCACATGGCTACACGAACTAGGCCATCAAGTGCATTACTACGCAGGCGCACCGGCCTTTTTAAAAAACGCCTTACCCGTAACCTATTACGGAGCCGTCAACAAATACGAAGAATTTGCCGAGGCGTTCACAGCCTGGGCGTTGGCTCGCAAAGAGCTTAAAAAATGGCAACCCGACCTAGTAAGCTGGATAGACCAACTAGTAAAAGATGCCGCCAAATCACAGGAAAAAAGACGATGACATTATTAACCCAAGCGCAGCAGCTGCTAAAGCAAACCCCATACAGCATACAAACGTGTCGCGAGTTTGCACAGCTTGAAAAACGCGCCAAAGGCCAAGAGGCCGACCAAATAGCCGACCTACTACCGGCACTTATTGCAGGACTAGATCAGGAAACACACGCCCAAGCATTTAACGAAGGGCTAGTGTAATGGCGGGCGCAAAA